ATGAATTTGTTGCTATCACTAGTTCTTGCTAAGTCTTGATAAGTCAAGTCTTGTAGAACTGCCATGAATAATACGCTAGTATCTAATACAAATAATCTTCGGCTTCCACTTGTGGTTGAAAGGAATTTAGTATAAATTACTGGGATTCCTTCAAATTCATAAGTTTGAATTCCGAAACCAATCGTTGTTGTTGGTGGTGTGTATCTAAGATACGAGGTCATCAGTCCTTTAATTACGTCATATGTTGCCATATCTACAGCAATTAAGTTTGGATTTCCTCCACCGTTTGCTAGTCCACCTGAAAAGCCACCTGCTCTTGCTTGTCTGATACTATTTCTAATGTCAGATAATGTAAGTGCTGCTGCTGCTTTATTTGTGGTATTAGTTGTAACTAGATTTATAAGCCCGTCATATTCTTCAGCGTTAACTGTTTCATCGCCATTGAAAATTGTGTTCTCAATTGCTTGAACTAAGCTTCTAGTATGCGTTTGTACTTCTTGTCTCAACATATCAATGTAACCTGCGGTTGCTGCTTGAGCAAATCCTGTAACTTGTCCTACTGCGTAGGCCAATTTAATCTTTACAGATTGTCTTGTGTATGTGTCATCACTATCGTTTAGTGCTGAACCTTCATTTAAGAAAGATGCGCTGTTGAGAGTTGTTAGTTGATTGAAATCATAAGTCTTTCCTCTAACTGCTCTTTTAGGTAGCATATCGTATACTGGAGTTTCCTTTCTAACTAAATTTATGATAGATGAATCTACATAAATCGGTATTAGAACTGGAAGGTTTCCAGATGTGGTCGAGTAAAGAGTTCCACTTGCGTACTCATCAGTTGAAGATGTTCTCTCTTTCTGAATAAGTTGTGCTTGTCTCTTTCTCAATACTTCTCGTCTATCATTAGACTTGTAAGCAGTTGAGTCTACTCCACCAGAATACACTGTTCCTTCTGGCATATTTCCAAATGACAATTCGTAGGCACTTCCTGCGTTTACGTTTAATGTGTTTCCAAATGTTGCCATCTTACCAATATTTCTCTCCGTATTCAATTCCTTTGAGTACCGCAATTTGTTCCCAAACTGATAGGTCCTCTCGTACTACTTCCTTGTTTGCGATTTCGATGTTCTCATTCATAGCCTTAAGAAATGCCCTTCTTGGCGTTTTCTTAATTTTCTTCAAAGAACTAATCTCTTTACGCAAAGCCCTAAGTTCGGCACGTAAACTTTTGTCAAGGTCTTCTGCTGGTTCTGCTGCTTCTTCTTCATCAGCTTCTTCTGCTTCAGTCTCATCTTCTGATGATTCTTTCACTTCAGGTTCTGCCTCAGGTTCTGCTTCAGGTTCAGTTTCTTCCCCTTCTAAGTCTTTTGTTAATACTTCGTTTTTCATTGTTTTTTCCTCTGTTTCGTTAAATCCGAAAGATTTTGCTATTGTAATAAACGTATTTCGATTACTTCCAATAGGCACTAATGAGGCTTCAATTAGTTCTGCTTCGGTCCATTCCTTACAAGAAACATCTCCTGATTTATATTCACGAGAGTTCTTTGGAATAGCTCCGATGCTTAAACCAATATTGGCTCCATCATCTAACATTCCTTTAACGATTTGAGCATTAGGGTTGGAGGTAAACCATTTTGGTGTCATTGCTAGTGCGTGGCTATCTCCGTTTGATAATACAGTAGGATTTGTCCATTGTCCTACCATATTTAATATTTCATTTTTGTGGTCCATTAACATAGGGATAAATTTGTTTGGGTTTTCTGCCCATTTCATAAGTAAATCTTTACTCATTCGTTCATTATCTCTGTCAATACTATTATCACTTAAAATTGCTTGATATTCATTAGTAAGTAAATTTTTACTTAATGGTATCCAAATTTGTCTTTTTTCCATTGCTTCAGTTTTCATCTAAAATATCCTTTCAAAAGTCCGATTTGATTTACGACATCTTCTGTATAGTATTTTTCATATGCTTCATCTTGTGGCTTTCTGTCATCAAGAGGCATACACATACCCAGTTTTTTGTCTACTTCGTAGCCTTCTGGACATGAGCCATCTGGCATCGGTTTTACTGGCTTCATCGCTTTCGCTTTTAAATTGTCTTTCGCCTCTTCCTTATCTACATCTATTTTGAATTTCTTTGATGCTCTAAATATTGCCTTTAATGCTCTTTTCTTCTCTTCTGCTGATATTCCTTTAACTTGGTCTAATCTTGCTAAAGCATTACGAACATGAGCCGCATCAAAAATAGGTAACTTAGAAGCACTTGGCGGTTCTCTAGGAACTGCGTAAAATTCAGAAACAGACATATCTAGTTCTTTACGTTTTTCTTCCATACTTGTAACTGTTGCTTTTTCCATTTTATATTTTTTTGCTGGTTTGCCAGTCTCTTTTTCATATTGTGCTGTACATATTGCCCACGCAGAATCCTTTTTACTTTGTCCTGTATATGGTTTAAAATCTGGGTCGCCTAAAAGTCTCTTAACACAATTTTCAACAGAGGGTGGCATGAGTATTATTATTAGTTGCTTCTATATAAATAACTCTGTATATTTAAATAGAAATTGAGATTAAATAATTTTAATTAGAATTGTAGCAATTGATACTCCAAATACAGAAAAGAATCCAATCATCATTTTATTCATTGTATTTTGTTTAATTCTAAAAGCTGTGTTCTTGAAAGTTTGATTGTTTAATTTTTCTAAGTGGTCTTTAACGTCTCCAATATCTGATTTAACATTGTCTATTCTTTCGAGTAATAACTCGTTACTTACTTTCATGCTCCATCATCTCCTTCTGAGCTATCGGGAATAAATACTAATCTACTTCTACAATTAACATGAGCTGGAGGGTGAGCAAATTGGTCTCCGTTCGGTAATACAAATAAGTCTCCTGGAGCTTGTTTTTGTTTATCTAAGGTTTCACAAATCTCGCTAGTTCTTTTATCCATATGAGCATCCCACATTAACTTTCCAGGAACATTTGATTTCATATAAGATTGTAAGTGAGCTGAGTTCCTTATTCTATTAGTTTCTGTTCGTGCTATCATCATAGCGTGATTTCTACCTGTGTTTAATTTCGATTCAATTGCGTCTCTAACATCTAGAATAGAATCTCCTGCTCCAACACCTTTAGCTATTATTTCTCCTACTTCAATTTGAAGAGTGTCATTTACGCCTTGTATACCTAACCATTTTCGACCATCTGGTAATACATAGCCGTTGGTTTGCTGTTCTGCGAATTGATTAATTAATACTCGGTCTGACTCTACGATGCCTAATTGTATATTTAAAGAATCTTCAATCTCATCTACCGCACCGTTCCAAGTCTTTCTGATATATTGCTCAATTAGTTCTTTTAATCCAGCTACTGCGAATAAGCTTGTTATCTTAGACAAAAAGCCACCCCAGTCTTTTCTTAACCAAATCTTTTGACCTTTACGAGTAGCTACCATTTCTTCGTCAAATATCTTTAGAACTTCTTTTTCTAAGTGGTCATAATAATGTGCTAAGAAGTCTCCATAATTATCCCAATCTTGCCATTTAGTTCCGACTGGTTCTTTGAAAGGAGTTTGTTCTAACTCGGTAAATTTACTCAAGTTTTTCTTTTTTTTTAATGTTGAATCTTTACTAGCCTGGATAATACCTTCAGAAAAGCTTGCTTGAGGCAATAATGGTTGGTCACCCCAAGATACTGGGTCATAACCACGGTCTAATCTTATTTCATTGACTGTTCTAATACCTAACTTAACATCTTCTCTTTGTTGTCTTTGCTCTTCAGATTCAAGTGCTTGGTCTACCCAATCCCATTTAATTTCTACTTCAATATCTCTATCTTGATAGAACTCTGATATAATGTCTTCAGTTACTTTATCTTGTAATAATTGTATAAATGGTTTAATTGCTCTTCTTACAAATACTCTGCTTTGTGATTCACCTACGCTTCGGTTGGATGAGTCTGTAAATCCTAATTCATCAGGTGTGACACCGTACATTGCCCAAACTAATTTTTGGTAGTATTTCTGTCCTTCTAACCAATCCATATCTTTATTATTTTGGTGGAATGGTGTAAACTTCATGTCTTCATTGAATATAACTAATTTATGTGGTTTACCTCTAATATCATTTTTCCATTTTTGAATGAATCTATCAAGGCTTTCTTTGTCAGCACCCATGATTGATAACGCACCGTCTGGGATAGCGTATTCTTCAAACATCTTTTTGTTAAATCTGACTGCGTTATTTAAGCTCTCTAAGACCATGTATATAGACTCAATTGGACTCCATCCATAAGGACTATTACTTCTTGGACTCATTTGAAAATATACAATTTCTCTCTTATAGAATGGTAATGGTTTAGCTGCGTGGCTTAACCAACTGTATTGGAAGTAAGATGGTTTATCTTCTGGTAATATTCCATATTCATTAGGATTAATAATGAATGTTCCACCGTCTCTACAATAGATTTCTGTTAATTTAGCGTGAGTAGTTAAAGCTTTAGCCATGATGTCTACTGTTGGATTTTTACCATCTTTAGCTACATAGCTTGTAAATGAGTATTTTTTGGCTTTTCCATAGCTATCAAAGGTTTTTACTAAAACACCTGCGTCTATTTCTAGAATGTCTTTAAGTAATGTCTTTACTATTGTTGAAAAGGTTTCACCATTTCGATTAGGATACCTGAAAAACTCTTCTACTTCAGATTTAGTTTCTTCGTCATACGTATCTTCAAATCCAGCTTTTGGTACAATAAAGTACGGAATACCTGAAATTTCATCAATAATAGTTTTAATCGCCATTGCTACTTGTGGCGTTTGTGCGAATTGACGCATAGTATGTACTGGTGTACCACCTCGTGGTTGACCAAGTTGAGGAGCATAAAACCAAGAACTCATTAATGCGTGTTTATCGGTTTCGACTGGAGAATTTCTGACTACATCAGCATATTTCGGGATAGCTCTATCAAAAAAATTACTTAATTGGCTCATTATTCCCATTTTAGTTACGTGTGCGAGAGCCTGACTTACTGGTGGTATTATTATTAGTGGTCAGAGATATAAAAAGGTTTATCATTATTTATATATCAAGTACAGCAAATTGATGCTCAAACTTATCCTCCTTAGCAAATATTAACATAAGGCTATCAGCAAAGTCTGGAGACTTATTAGATGGGTCTATAATTTTAATTTTACTAGCACTTGTTAATTCATATTTCATATTGTTTAGTTGTGAGATTAATTCTTTATCTTCAGGGATGGTTATTCGGCTTTCTTCAAAAGCTTTTCTTAAACTCCAGAAAAACTCTGCCTTTTGATTACTAAATCTATCGGTCTCAGTAATGGCTTTTCTTCCTACTTTAATCTCTTTAGCATTATAACCCAATTCTTTGAACCTGTCGTAGACTCCTCGACCTACTCCTGTACTATCTACATTTAGTAACATCTTTTTATTTATATATTTACTTACTTTTCCTACTGTAGTCATTGTATCTTGTTTTGCCCATTGGTGTATTTCCAATACTTTGTATTTGTTTTTAAAAACTTCAGCAATAGTTAAGACTGTTAAGTCATTGCCCATTTCTGCTACGTCTAAACCTGCTACGAGTATAGGCTTGTTAAATGAGAACTCTTGGGTTCTAGCTATCTTAATCCAATCATATATAATTAAAGTGTCTTCAGTATCATCTGGAAACTCAGCTTCATAAAGAACTTGAAATTCCATTGGAGTTAAAAGCTCCTTTTGTTCTTGTACAAAGGCTGGGTCTATTCTATCTTCTTTCTTACCTAACTGCCAATTTATGTGAATATGATGCCATGTAGGGTCAATCCAATGCTCATACATATGACTGTCCTTGAAAAATGGATTGCCTATCTCTACTATCATGGTATCGGGATGGTCTCCAAGCATACGACTAATCTTAGTTCTATACACTTCAGGGTTAATTAAGCAGGATTCGTCCATTACTATTAAATCTCCACCCCAACCCATTAATCGTTGAGCTTTTCCTTGTGCTGAAAATACTCTTAACTCGCATCCGTTCTTGAATGTTAAACGCTTTCTGGATACTTCTTTCTTTAATCTTTCTGCTGTCTTTCTATCTATCTCGAAATCTAAAATACTTGTTAAATGAACAGAAGCAACTATAAACTCACTAATATAGTTTCTCAGAATATTTGTTTGGTCTCCTGTTGGTGCTATTACATTTATCTTTTTGTTCTTGTTAAACAGGATGTATAAACATATCCCCACAGCTACTGCGTAAGATTTACCATACCTCGTATAAGCCGAGATTACTGTACGTTTATGTTCTTTAAACGCAATAGTCCTTGCTATGTCAGCTTGAGTGGGTGTTAAGTCTACATTAAATAAAAACATAGATAATGCGTGTGCGTTCTTACTTTTTATCAGACTTTTTAGTTTTTCTGTTGAAGTATTCATCATAAAAGGTTGAAAAGTCACCAGTCTGGATTTCATGTTTAACAGTAGGCTGTTCTATGATTCCTAACATCTGTCTTATTTTAATCGACCTTTCACCTGTATCTAAAATTAGTTTTAACGCACTAACCTTTGAAGCATCAGTAGTAGCTGTAGCTGCTATCTTTCTTGCTTGTTCTGAAATATATTCTTTAATAACATCAAATTCAAAGTTAATCTCTTGAGCAGGGACTTTAGCTATCTCTTCGCTTATATCAATTAAGTCTTTATCTAATGTAATTCTGCTTACGCCTAATTCTTTTGCTAAAGCTGTCTTAGTAATATTAGTATGTCCAATACTTCTATATATCTGAAGTATTCTTTTTTTACGTTCATAGGGTGATAATCTTTTCTTTTTGTTTACTTTTTGTAAAGTTTTCTTCTTCTTCTTAATTTTAAATACATCTAATAATGCCATTATAGAATCTCCTCTCTAATCGTATTTGCTATTGCTTCCATTTGTTTAGGCATTACTGCGTTACCCATTCCTGACCAAGCTGAATTATATGAAAAGAATTTGAAATTATCTGGAAATGAGCAGAATCTCTTTAATTCTAATAATGTAGGATACCTATATTTATTACCTACTTTTATTATACAATCAGAATTTCTATGTTTTGTAAGTGTTTTAAGTACATCATTTATGTTAGTTGCCAAATTTCTACCACCAAAGTTGTTTCCCTTTTTTCGTTGTTGAAAGGCATGAGTATCTATTACTCTTAATTCTTCCTGAGACATATAATCCTTAACATTAGCTTCATATACGTCTTTAATAACAATAATTTTTTTATGAGCTTTTGGAAATACTGGTTCTTTGTTTAAGTCTTTTCTTACACCTATAAAGAATAGTCTTTGTCTTGATTGAGGAACACTATAGTTAGCTGCGTTTAGAAGTTTTACTTTAACATTATAGTTTAGTGATTTTAAATTCTTTAATATTTCAATAAATTTTCCTTTCATTTTTCCTTTAACCATACCACTTACATTCTCCATAACAAATACTTTTGGTTGTAATCCTTCAACTAACCTTGAAAAGTGTTTGAATAAATCATTTCTATCATCTGTTACGTTTCTTTTACCTGCTGTACTAAATCCTTGACATGGTGGAGAACCATCTAAAACATCTAATTCTCCTTTTTTTAATCCTGTAGCTTCTAATATATCTTGACTTGATACTTTAGTTATATCTTTATTCCAAAATGGAACATCTGGGAAATTAGCAGTAAATACTTTCTCTGCGTGATTATCCCAATCTATTGCTAATACTTCTGTGAATCCTGCCATTTTATATCCTAAGCTACTTCCTCCACATCCTGCGAAAGTTGATATTACTGTTACCACGTATACTCGCATTTTGGACATTGAGTAGTTGTTGGTATATTATCATCATATTCTTTTTCATCAAAACTCTTTGGTAAATCTACTTCTTCAAACATATTTATTTTATCCAATACGTCTTGGTCTGTATGAGCTAATAACTTAGTAAAGTCTACTTCTTTGCTTTCTAAAAGATACTTGAATTCTTGTGAATCTTTAAGTGGGTCATGAACTCCTTTTAATTTATTCATAACTTGTCTTAATAGTCTACGGTCTACTTCTTGTACATTAAGTGCTACTACAGGTACTTCTGTCATACCTAAATCAATAGCTGCGGTTAATCTATGTTCACCATCAGCTACTAGATAGTCTTTATTTGTTATTATAGGCACTAAAAATCCGTATTTCTTTATATTGTTTTTAAGAGCTATTTGGTAGTTTACATCCATCACATTAGGATTCTTTCCATCTGTGGTTAGTTTACCTACAGCTATCTTCTTAACTGCTGGAATTTCTACCATTATCTATTCCTGCCGATGTGGTCTTTTACTAGTCTTTCGATTAAAGCTGAAGCGTTTAGTTGATTTAAGAACTCATCTACATCTGTTGTGATGTAAATCATCCGCTGAACTTTACGTCTTCGTTGTTCCATCAGCCTCTTTAACCTCTTTCTTCGGTTCTGGTGGTGCTAATTTAGTTGCTTCTTCAAATAAATGAGCTGCCTTTTTTAATCTAGCTCTAAATTCTTCTTGCTTTAGCTTTAAATTTGGTATTTGTTCTTTTATTTGTGTTACTTGTGCTTTAGCTTGTTTTATTTGGTCGTCTATATTTTTGATGGCATTATTAAGGGATTGCTTAACCTTTACCATGTCATCTGCGTTTAGATGCTCCTCTACTAAAATTCTGGAGCTGTACTTTCCTTCTGAAATCTTTGTAATCGTTGCTTCATCTTTAATGCGTTCCATATAGCTATAAATAAAGATTTATTTATATGGGAGTGTACTGTATACCCAACAGGTTATTAGTAAAACATCTCTCGCCAATCTAATTTGTTCTTATGAACTACTCTGTGCCTAGGATATTTTCTTGTTCTAAGAACTGTACCGTTTAGATATTCTTTAATTGGTATGTAAAATATGTTTCTTCCACCTTTTGTTTGTTCTTCAATTTTGAGGTGCTTATGTTTTTTATGTTGTAATAAAGCTAAAATGATTTCATTTATAGGGTATCCTTCGTGTATAGGATGTATATCTTCAATATTTACCATTAAAGTAAATTCGTCCCATTCAAATCTACCTATTTTCTGCTCTCCTTCCATGTAAAATTGAGTCATAATAAAAAATATGGACGGTTTAACCGCCCTATGCTAATACTCCTGTAACTACTCCAATTAGAAATACTACTAATAGTATTACTAATGAAGAGAGTCCTAGTAATTTAACCAAACTCCAGAGAGTTGTGTTACAATCTTCCATACTTGTTTGTTTTGCCATTTAATTTCGCCTCCGTTTTGATTGGATATATATTGTCGACGCAGATGTATTTGCTAGTTCAGAAGGTACTCCTGCTTCAACTAAGTTCTTGTATATCTCTGCGTAACTGTTAACTTCGTTCTCAATGTAATCAGATGTATTCTCGATTACTTCTACATTTTCGTTAGCGTTTTTAGTTACCTTTACGATATTCTTGAAATCGCCTCGTGTCTTAAAAGTAATGTCTACTACGTCTTCAGCTCTTATATCTGTTGGAACTTTACTTCCATCATAGTCAGAGAATCTTTCTCCGTCTGCCGTTTGTATCACCGCTTTTGGGTGGTTATCGTTTCTATAAACCTGGTCTACTGTCTTAGTAGTGGTTTCAATTTGACTTGTTTCAGTTGTCATCATGATTTCTTACTCATATGTATCTTTGTTTCCGAGTAAATTTACTAAGCGGGTCATATTATATAAACATAACTCACCCTTATTTGTAAGTTCGTAGGCTGTAATTCTACCTACTTTTTTAGACCTTACTAAACCTTCTGTAATCATTTCTTGTAGTAAGTGGTGTGCGTGAGAATATGTAACTCCTGTTTCTCTGGATATTCTGCTACCATACCAATAAAATCTTTGACCTACTCTTTTTCTTTTAGATAGTCGTGGATTTGGTGTTTGTAAGAAGAAATCTAATTGTCTTAATATTAGATATGGTGCTGTACGCATAAAGATATGTGGAAAGTCTTTGATTTCATTCATTTTCAAACCACCATTTGCTAAACTTCCAGTTTTTACAGAATACATTTAAGCAAGTCCCTTTTTTTAATAGTCTCATAATTAAGGTTCTTTTAGGTAGTTCGCTACAAGGTCTACACATACCTAAAATTATAGCCATTGTGGGTCACCAGTTTCAAACTCTTTATCATTCTTAAAATCACTTGTGTTAATTTTTAAGTCTGAATTCTCTTGTCTAAGCTTTTCTACTTGTTGTTCTAATCTGGTTACTTCATGTTGTCTTTTTTCTACAGCTAGTTCTAAGCGGTATATAGTTTCATGTGGATACTCTTTTTGCTTTTTAATTTTAGATTGAAGTTCGTCTATTTGTTTTCCTAAATTATCATAGTTATCAAGTTTACCTTTGATTTCCTTTAATTTATCAAATAGTTTCATTCTAATAGTCCTCTTATCGCTTCTAGTTTAAATTTGTATTCTTCTTCAGAACTTGGTAATCTATCAAGCATTTCAGTTATTGAGTCTATTGCTGATGCTCTTTTAATTGGATCTAGCTGTTCTTTATTAATCTTTAAATTTCGATGACTAAGTCTTGAATAAGTGCTTCCAATATTAGATTTTAATATTTCTGCCCAATCTGGTCGTTCATTTAAGGTTAATTCTTTACTATGTTCCTTAGCAATTGTTGCGTAAATTTTGCTTTCTGGAAATCCATTATCAAAACAATCTTTAATATATGAGTCTAAACTTTGTCCGATATATTTATTCCAATAGATTCTGACGGCAGTATTGCGTTCAATAGCAGGTCGAGTATGCCTTTCAAAGAAGTCGCTTTTCATTAGATGTCCTCCCACTTTAACTTAAATGCCTTTTCGCAGTCATGACAGTAGTAATGATTGTCTACTTTTGTCCATCCTTTACTATTCGGACTGGTGTATAGAGCCTTTACTTTGTGTTCTCTATTCACTAAACATTTTACTGGTCTATTACTCATGATAATAATTCCTCCATTAATGGTTCGTTTTGTATTTTCTTATAACATGGTTTACAAACATATCCTTCAATGTAAACTACTCTACATTCTACGCAGAGTTTCATAATATACTCGCCTTTACGAATTTAAGAAACATTATTTGATATTCTTCATCTTCAGATGCTTCAGAGTGTTGTTCGGAAGTATGAATGGTATCTTCACATTCATCGTGTAGCCAACTTTGAAACAAAACATTAACTTGTTCATCTAAAGTTAGTTTATTTAACTTACTTATCATTTTTATCAATAATCTCCTTGAATCTTTGTTCAGATTCATTGTATTGTTTGTCTGTTATATCTCCTCGTTCTCGCATCTTAAATAGAATATTCATTATATCTAAGTGAGATGCTTCATACGTTTTAGTTTGTTCCTTAGTTTCGCTTTTCATATATTATATAAACTCTTATAGTATATATATCTTTCGTTATTCTAAATCCAATGTTTTCTTAGCCAATTTAAGCAATTTTTTGTCATCTAAGACTTCCATCAAAGCCCATTTACATCTCATTCTGGACATCTTTATTTGATAAACAACTCCTGTAGCTGCGAAAACTTCTAAGATCTGATATAGATGCGAATAGTTTTCATTAGTAATCTTTGCTAATTCTCTGCTTGTAATACTAGTTATTTTACGTTCATTTTTCAGTATATTCAAAACACAAAAAAGTTGTGCGTAAGTTACTGACTTTAGCTTCTGCTCAATATCTATTGGTCTTATTAAATCTTTTAGTTCCATTTCATTTCACCTGTGTATATATATTTATTGCCTTTATTTAAATGCTTCGCTTATAATAATAATAAATTAATAGTAATTTTAGAAGAAAGGTTAACTAAATATAATAATATAAAAAAAACATACCCCTATCTAACCACCTAGGTGGAGTTATATTATTGTCGAACTGATATAAAAGCATTGTTTTAATGAAGTTCGGCTTTTTTTGTGGCTCTTTTTTTATTATTATTAGCTACTCATTTTTTTAAAAAAAAGTATACAGCAATCCAAATCCTGCTATTAATTTATTATTATTATTAGTTAGTTTTATAGCCACGAGAATCAACCAATACAAACTTTTTCTTTTCAAAATCCCAAGCTATTGCGGTTTGAGGGTGTGGGTGGTAATTCAATCCCATAACTTTATTACATGAACTCCTTTTTGTCCATCAAATCTTTTAGCTCTTTTTGGGTCTGTTTCAAATTCAAATTCAATTCCAGTAGATAAATCAATTAAATCTGGACGACGTATTTTACCTTCACTATCTCTTCTATTTCTTTCAGCTTCAGTAATAATTAAATGTCCACTTTTCATTAAGTCATACGCATAACTACATTTAGCCATTTCATGAACTTTAGAATTTGCCATAGAAACATGAATGCTATTTATTTTTCGTTTAAACAACCTACCAACGCCTGGAATATGATATTTGTTCCAATTAAGCTTCTCAGTTGGAGTCATCCGTCGAGCCATATCTTAATATCTCTTCGGGTATATTTAAGGTTTCTTGGTTTGGGATTCTTCTCTCAAGACTATCATTAAAGTCTTTAACTACCTGTCTTAACACATCATCTTCAGTTTCTAAATGCTCATAATGATTAAATTGAAGAATTAAATAATTCAGAAGTAATTTTTCGTTAGGGTCTGTACTCAATTTGAGGTCTTTTCTAATGCTATCTAAGTCAGGTGTTCCTGGAGCTATTACTTGATGAATGTAATTAAGTAAGTCGTTCCTACGTTGTTGATAAGTTAAACTATCCATGAATCTAAGTTGGTAGGTACCAAAACACGAGGCACCTACCGAATAGGTGAAACAAAATGCGTTGCCAATATCAAAAGCAATATCGGTGTGTTTCAGCTTAAATATACTCTGCGTTTATTTAAGTTTTGCTGTAAGCGGTACTTTCTGTGCGAGATTGTTTGTCTCAATGATTTGTTGTGCTTGACTGTAACCCCAACCTTTAGATGTAAGGAAGTTTAACCATTGTTTTTCATATGTCATGGTTATGCGGACTAAACCTAAAGTTCCGATACTATAAAAACATATTTCACCATTTAGCAGTGATTATTGTACTGTAATGGCTCTTTCTGCGTTGTTGGTTAAGGTAATATTGCTAGAATCGACACTGCTTCTAATAATAAATGAAGCCACATCTATACCTGTACCATCTCCAATAACTGAATTATTGATTCTTAAAGTACCTACGATGAAGTCAGAAATTATAACTCCTGCTCCGTAGGATTTAATATTGTTTAAAGTTAAAGTTCCACAAGTAGAATTTCCCGCACTTGTGTTTATAATTAATCTGTCGTAATCACTTCCACTTACATCTGGAATAGTTAATGCTCCTCTTGTTCCACCGAATAGTATTGAACTTACAGTTGCTGTAGTCGTAGAAAATGAATTGCCGTCAGCTACGTTATTAGTTACAATTAAGAAGTGAGCTTGACCATTTTTAATTTCTAAAGTTGGTGCTACTAATCCATTGATAATTAAGGTTTCACATTTAAGATAGTTAGTTGTATTTCCATCTGTACCTGTAATCCATAGGCTTGTATTTAATCCTGAGTCTTTACCTATCTCTAAATCATTCATATAAATATTATGTATACGACTATTTCCGATAAATAGATTTAGCGTTTGAGTATTAATT